GATGTTTTCTACACCAAAGCGCTAGTACGCATCGCAACAGCTAGCTACGAAACAGTGTCCCAATGCCACATTGTTGACCTGGCGCTTAAAGCTGTTGTCTACAAGCGCATTAGTGGCCGCCAAATGGAGTACGGCAGCGGCAGGCGCGGCGGCTATCCAGCCAGTGACAATGGCATTAAACCTCGCGTATCACTATTCAAACTGCGGTATAAAGAAGTAGGCCAAACTCTGTATTCAACTGTTCCCGGCGTATTCGCAATCAGTCGTGCCGCCGATAATGAAAACTACGTCTACATCAAGTTCAATAGCGGTCTAACCGACCCAGCGGCCGCAACGCAATGGGCATTTGAGCTGGAACCCATTAGCGATCCCCTTGCCGAACGCGATGCATCCGCAAACTATTTTTACCTCGAAAACACCGGAAACCCCGTTACTTACACACTCGATACATACAGACTAAACAGCGGCAACACTACAGTGCCGTCGGTTCAATTTACAGGATTATCCCTTCTTGGTACGAATCGCAATTTCCCGCCTCAAAACAACAATCCCGCAGACCTAAACGAGTGGGACTTGTTTAACTATGACTCCGATACTCAACTCCAGTTCTCTTTTGACGCAGGACCGGAAATAACTCTTACTGCAGCTACCGAACAAATTATCCAACCGTTCTCCGATTACACAAGCGTAAACGGCGGTGTAACCCGCCAGCTGTACAACAACTTGGCCTTGTACGGCTTCAACGCCTACTCGGGCAAAACAATCCAAGACCTACGTTCATTTAGCGTTTTTGCTACCCAAGGTCGCCGCGTCCGCAGAATCCGCACCAGCGGCACCGATGAGTTCGGCACCGCCTGGGGTGACGACGGTTACGCCTACTACCCCTCTACTCCCGACGGCGCAAGCAGTTTGGCACCCGACATTTTCCTTGATACCGTCATCGACAGTGACGACGGCATTGGAAATTACGCCGAAGTCAATGCGATTGATCTGCGCCAGCTGGCACTAACCAAGCGTTTCTGTCAGACCAACAACTTGTTTATGGACTGCATGATTGCCAGTCCCCGCAGCTGGCGCGAGTTCTGGGTTGAAGTGGCCCCATTTAATTTGCTGGAGTTTGCCCGCATCGGTGGTCGCGAAACCTTGGTGCCCGCCGTGCCCTTCGACCCCAACACCGGTCAAATCATCCGCACAATCAACGTAAGCGCCATCTTCAACCAAGGCAACATCATCGAAGACTCCTACAAAGAGGAGTACATGGACTTCGGATCCAACGTCCAAGATATTATCGCCACTGTCATTTATACCGACATTCCAGAAGACGCAGTTTTCTCCAAGAAAAAGTCTTTAGAAGTCCAGCTTGCGGACACTTTAGAAGTGGATGCCATTCGCCAAACATTTGACCTGTCCTTGTATGTAACTAATCCGGAACAGGCCATTTTGTTTGGAAAACTGATCTGCAACCTGCGCCGCTACGTCCGCCAAGCCATCGAATTTAAGACGTATCCGACCCTCGATCCGATCTCACCCGGTGCTTTTGTCTACGTCGACATCGGCCAAAACAGCTGGGACGCCATCCGCACCGGCACAATCGGCGTTGGTGGAGCACTTAACATTCCACTGGACAACGGCCTGCTGTCGGGCACCTATAACTTCCGCCTGTACCGCAGTGACCGTGGCCTGCTCGACGTCAACACAGTAACCGTCACCAACAACGTAGCACCCCAGCTAGCCGACTACGAAAACTTCCTGTTTGTGCTTGGCGTGGAGACCACCACCCGCCGCATATTCCGAGTCAGCGAAGTGCAGATGGACGAGGAAGGCGAGATTACTGTTCGGGCGACCATCTACCCCTGCACCACTGACGGTCAATCCCTTATTGCCGACTTCAGCGATAATCTGTTTACCATCCGCCGCTAAAGTGGCATAAGAAAACGGGATTGCCGCAATGGCCTTTTACACCGGACGCACCGGGGCTCTGTACCTGACCAGCACCGGCACTGGCGATGTAACGCCCGCCGCTTCCGAGCAAGCCCTCAAACTCCGCGATTGGAGCCTGGAAACCACCGTCGAACTGCTGGAAACCACCACCGTCGACACCGCCGTCAAAAGTTACACACCTGGATCTAGCAGCGCTTCCGGCAGCGCCACGCTGCTGTATTACCGCCGCGAAGGCACCGTTAGCACCGAACCTGGCACGCAATTCGACCAGTTCCTAAACAAGATCATGAAGACGTCCACCACGGGCGTCACCGAAAGTGATCGCGTCGGCATGGTCCTGCGCGTGGGCCAAACTGCCGGAAGCGGCAACGACATCAAGGACGACATCGCTTTTAACGCTTATATCACCAACGCATCGCTGCAGGTCAGCACCGGCGAACTGTCTTCGGTGGCGCTTCAATTTACGGTTGACGGACCGTTCCGTGAGACCGTTGACGCATGACCTACTTCCTAGGGCATTACGGCAAAATTAAACTGCGCCGTAAATCTCCGGGCAGTTTTACATCAACAATTAGTCCCGCAGACGTCAACACTATCCTCAACCGTTTTGGCCTGGAGGGCTCAGTTGAAAACCTGCTGACTGGTGACCAACTGATCATCAGCACCGAAGACGCCCGCGGCCTCGACTTTTTACCGACGTCCACATGGCCCGACGGTGGTGGCGCGACGCAAAAGATGGTCGTGGCCTACGCAAACGTCAACGCCATCGGCGGTGTCCGCCTATTTGAAACTTTTAGCGAAGCCATCAACAACGACCGTTCAAACGAATACCCACTCGAATCTTTCACTGGTGCTGCTTTACCAGTAGACGTAAAAATTTACGGTTCCGTGGAGCGCGTCTTGGGTGACGTGACCGGCTACACGTTTAATACCGACCGCGAAGCAATGGACACCACCACAATGTCCGATCGCTTCCGGCAAATGTACTCCGCCGGGCTTATTTCCGGCAGTGGATCAATCGACTGTTTGTTTAATACCGAAAACAGTGGACTGACGGAAAATTCTCTGTTGATGCTCCAGCTGATTAACCGCACAGACATCGGCAGCGAATTTTCTTGTGCTTTGCAGCTTGTAGAAGATTCTGTGTACACAAAATCAAGCGACATTTACTACGAGTTTGATGCCATGGTGACCAAAACCGGCATTGAAGTCCGCAGTGACCAAACCATCAACTGCGTCATCGACTTTGTGACCACCGGCGACATCCGCCTGCTGATTGGCGAACCATCGGGTTACATCCTTAAGGAAGACACCGACCGAATCCGCCTGCAGCAGAACCTCGACTTCTTGCTGACAGAAGTAACCGACTAAACTAGCAACAGACTTCCCAGACCTGGAGCGGGTGCGTGGCCGACCAGCGAATTACACAGCTGACCCAACTGAACGAGGTAGACGTCGCAGCCACGGACGTTCTGCCCATCGTTGATATTTCGGCTAGCGAGACCAAAAAAGTCACCGCCAAAGACCTGTTTGAAGCTGGCGCAACCCTCGCCGACAGTTCCAGCATCGACCTGGCAAAACTCAACCAGAGCAGCGTCACCAAACTCGGTACCACGGCACTGGATAACAGCGCCGTCACCTACGCCAAGATCCAAAACGTCAGCGCCACCGACAAACTGCTGGGTCGTAGCAGTGCTGGTGCGGGTGTTGTTGAAGAAATTTCGCTGACTGCAGCCGGCCGCGCTCTGCTTGACGACGCGGACGCCGCCGCCCAACGCACCACGCTGGGTCTTGGCACGATCGCCACCCAAGATGCCAGCACCGTTGCAATAACTGGCGGCACGATCACCGGCGGCACGATCACCGGCATCACCGACCTCGCCGTTGCCGACGGCGGCACTGGCGCATCTGACGCCGGCACCGCCCGCACCAATCTTGGCGTGGCGATCGGCACCGACGTCCAGGCATACGACGCCGGCCTGCAAAGCATTTCCGGGCTGACCACCAGCGCCGACCAAACCGTTTACACCACGGCCAGCGACACCTACGCGACCACAAGCCTGACCAGCTTTGGCCGCAGCCTGATTGACGACGCCGACGCCGCCACCGCCCGCACCACCCTCGGCCTTGGCACCCTCGCCACTCAATCTGGCACGTTCAGCGGCACCCATTCCGGCACCACTTCCGGCACCAATACCGGCGACCAAACGATCACACTGACCGGCGATGTCACCGGCTCGGGCACTGGCTCATTCGCCACCACCATCGCCACTGACGCCGTTACGGCCACCAAGATCGCCAGCAACGCCGTCACCACCGCCAAAATCAATGCGGCGGCTGTGACAGCTGCAAAATTGGCCGCTGACTCCAGCACCATCATCTCCGGCAACACGCCCAGCGGCAGCGGCGCTTTTGTAGGTCAACAGTGGTTTAACACCAACACCGGACTGGCCTACGCCTGGGATGGAACCGCGTGGATCCAACAAGCCGGCGTCCAGAGCTTTGTTTTCTCGGACTCCACCCCGCTTACGTTTAGCGCATCGGTCAATGCAGCTGGTGTTGCCACAATCACCACCGGCCTTGATACCCAAGCAGCCAACCGCATTTTTGCCGGTCCGACCACCGGCTCAAGCGCCACCCCCACCTTCCGCGCTCTTGTCCCTGCCGATCTACCAGTCGCCACTGCTGGTGCAACCGGCGCAATTCAACCAGGCACTGGTCTGACCGTAACCGCTGGTGGTGTCCTCAACCACAGCAACGCCACCACTGCCGGCATCTATACCAAGGTTTCGATTGACGCCCAGGGTCACATCGTCACCGGCGACATCTTGGCCGCAACCGATATTCCCAATCTTGACGCCAGCAAGATTACGACTGGCACTTTTACTAGTGCGTTCCTCGCTAACAACAGCGTTACTGCTGCCCAGTTGGCTGACTACGGCATTGCCCAGGTCAGCGAAAGTGCCCCAACACCTGAATTTGCTGGTCAGTGGTGGATTAACCCGTCCGACCGCTCGGCCTACATCTGGGTCGGCACAGTTAGCCCAACTCCCAACGGTTACTGGCTGCTTGTCGGCTATGGCAGCCCCACCCAACTCAACATCCGTTTTGGCGGTACTTACAACGCCAGCACCAACACCGTTGCCACGCTCAACCAGTACGGCACCGAAGCCGGCCTGACTGTGGGTCAAGCGCTTGGCGCACCAAACCCCCAAAACAACGGTATTTACCTGATTACAACAGTGGCCGGCACCGGCACCACGCCGGCTCCTATTGCATCCCTGGCAGTCGGCGACTGGGTTCTCAGCCAAGGCACCACAGCCAACTGGACCAAGATTGCTGTGGTCTCTGGCGCGACCGGCACCTTCAACGACTACGATATTCTGTCGGACGGCACCTACTTCACTCCGGACATGACCGGTGTGACGGACGTCCGAGACGCACTTGTCTTGCTGTGGGGCCGCACTCAAATAGCCACCACCTCGCAAATCGGCGTGGTACTCGAATCTGCCGAAGTGCTGGTTAATAACAGCACGGGTGAAATGACAATCGGTGTGGTTGACGATGGCACCTTCTGATGTCATACCGCACAGAAAATTTTGTCTATAGCGCCGAAAACGTCCCCATCGGCGGGCAACCCGGCGACGTCCTGATAAAACTGCAAAACGCCAACTACTACACCGCTTGGCGCGACTTCACGCACGTTTTTGAGACCTACGACGTGGTACTTGACGACGGCGAATACTAGACTGCTCCAGTAATCCCGTCCTACCGGAGTTAAGGGAATGGCCTCGACGCATAAGTCTCTTCGCAGCGGCACTGCAAATAAGCGCCCGACGACTTCGATTGCCGACGGCCAGATTGCCCTTAACACCAATACCACCAGCCCCGGCCTGTTCTTCAAGGACAGCACTGGTGCCACCATCATCAAAGTCGGCCCGGTTCACGTTGGCACGACTGCACCTAACGCCAGCCCGGCAGCCGGCGGCAGTGCCGGCAACAGCGTTGGCGAGATCTGGCTTGACACCAGTCTGACCCCCGTCGGCGTCAAGATCTGGAACGGCAGCGCCTTTGTCAACGCCACCCCCATCGGCAGCACCACCGTTCAGGGTCTGCTGGAACTTGCCACCAGCGCCGAAACTCAGACTGGTACTGATACCGACCGCGCTGTAACTCCCGCTGGTCTGCAGTCCAAAGTCAGCGATAGCACCAGCACCACCAGCTCGACCACGATTGCTTCGAGCACGGCAGTCAAGTCGGCCTACGACCTCGCCAATGCTGCTCTGCCCAAATCCGGCGGCACCGTTACCGGCAACCTGGAGATCGGCACCACCGGCAGCCTGAGTTTCGAAGGCGCCACCGCCGACGCTTTTGAAACCACGATTGCGGTCACCGACCCAACTGCTGACCGCACCATCACCCTGCCGGATACCACTGGCACAGTGGTCACGACTGGTGACACCGGCACCGTGACCAGCGCGATGATCGCCGACGGCACCATCGTCAACGCTGATATTTCCGCATCAGCCGAAATTGCCGTCAGCAAACTGGCCGACGGTACTGCCCGCCAACTCCTGCAGACTGATGCTGCTGGCACTGGCGTGGAATGGGCCAGCAACATTGATGTTCCAGGCACACTTGATGTAACCAGCACCGCCACCTTCGACAGCATCGCCAGTCATCCCCTGGGATCTGCCGCTGCCCCAACTTTGACCTTCACCGGGGACACCAACACTGGCATCTACTCCCCTGGCGCCGACCAAGTAGCCATCTCAACTGCTGGGTTTGGGAGATTACACATCACGTCTGGAGGAAGCGTAGGAATCAATACATCTTCCGTTGTCAGCATTGGCACAAGCATTGTTCCGCTTGAAATCAAAGGAGCTGCGACTGACAGGAGTGGGGCACTTGTTTTAAGTACCTCTGACAACAGTCAGCAAGCTTGGCAGTATTTTGCTGGCAACGTCTATTACACCGGAACCAGTACCAACCACCCCGTTATCTTTTTGCAAAACGCTACCGAGCGGATGCGCCTGGACTCCAGTGGCCGCTTGGGGGTGGGGACTTCGAGTGCTGGCGACATTCTTCACGTCAAAGGGGGTAGTACCTATGCAGGCGTGATCGCTGATAACTCTGCTGCTACCGGCGGCGGGGCGTTCCGCGCTTACCGCAACGGTGTTCAAAAAGCTATTTTCTGTGCAGATAGTTGGGTCGCCGGAACATCGTCTGACGACGCAGCAATTTACGCAGACGCAGGTGGTGGGATCAAGTTCTACACGAATAACTCTTCAACCGCTAAAGCCTATTTGACTTCGGGAGGGTCGCTAGGTCTGGGGTCTTCTACGCCTAATGCTCAGCTTGACGTTTATTCGTCATCTGGAGTATCAACGTGGATTAGGAAATCAGTAAATCCTGCATCCCTTGGTTTTGCCACAGATACAACACCCACCACACTTTTTGAAGGCGTTGCCGGTGGCGGACTGAATATTTATACAGCAACTGGAACAATAGCCTCTCCTAGCTATACATCTAGGTTTTATATAGATTCCTCAGGAAGATGTGGGATTGGCACTCAGACACCAGGCTTTGCATTAGATATCTCCGGAAATACTGGGATCCGAATGGAGGATGGCTCTTCTGGCTCTGTTCTTGGTTTCAGTAAATCAGGATCAAACACTGCATTTATTGCGAATAGGTCTTACGGTTTTCATGACGGCACAGGTTTAGGAATTGCCACTCAAACCGCAGCGCCTATTCGCTTTGCAATCAATAACTCCGAAGCGGCAAGGATTGACAGCTCTTCACGCCTTTTGGTTGGCACGTCTACGGCGGTTGGTTCAGGAGACGGTCAATACGCAAAAACGCAACTTTTAGGAAATACTTCATCCAGCAACTCTGGCGCTCTTGTTGTTATTGGACGTTCTGGTGCAGCCTCTACTCTTAACGCTGGTGATTTTGTCGGAGGAGTTGAGTTTACTGATAATACTGGCGGGACATTTGGGCACATTAGGTGTTGGACAGATGCGGCTAGTGGAAGCAATGACTACCCAGGGAGATTAACGTTCTCCACTACCGCCGATGGTGCGAGCAGCCCGACGGAGCGGATGAGAATTTCACAAGCGGGATTTGTTGGAATTGGCGAAACAGCACCAGACCGTCTATTAACAGTTAAAACAACTGAAAATGGGCGCTGGGTAATTTCTGGACAACAGACTCAAGCAAGCGGACAGCTACTGCATCTCAATGCCAGTAGCAGCTCTTATGCCGATGTAATGAGCCAACTGAGATGTGATCGCGCTGCAAATAGTGCTTATTCATTTTTCATAATGGACTCTAACTATGCGGCTACCCCCGACCGAGAGTTCACGATACGTGGCGACGGTAACGCCTTCGCAGACGGCACTTGGTCCGGCGGTGGTGCTGACTACGCCGAATACTTTGAGTGGAGCGACGGCAACCCTGACAAAGAAGACCGCCGTGGCATCAGCGTTGTTCTGGATGGCAACCAAATCCGCTCTGCTGCTGATGGCGAAGATCCCATTGGCGTCATCTCTGGTAACCCCAGCGTGGTCGGTGATGCTGCTTGGAACAAGTGGGTCGGCAAGTATTTGCGCGACGACTACGGCACCTACATCCTTGATGAAAACGGTGACCGACAGCTCAACCCCGCCTACGACCCCGATCAGGAATACGTTCCCCGCGAACAACGCCCAGAGTGGGATTGCGTTGGTCTGATGGGCAAACTCCGCATCCGCAAGGGTCAACGTACCGGCAGCCGTTGGATCAAAATGCGCGACATCAGCGATTCCGTTGAGGAATGGTTGGTCCGCTAAGCCTCGTAGTCCTACTCTCTAATCACCTTCAAAAGGCGGGCAACCGGCCATTCCCAACAGGTTGCACCACCATTAAACTCCAACAGAACTAGCTTTCACCATGGCCAAAGCTGCTGCACCCGAAGCACCCACCACGGTCTTCACCTGGCACATTGCCAACCTGGAACGCGAGACCGCTGATGGTTTCGTCTTCACTGCCCACTACACCATCGACGCTAACGACGGCACCTACAACGCGGGTGCTTACGGTTCCGTCGGCTTTGAGCGCCCCGAAAACCTCATCCCATTTGCGGATCTCCAAGAGGATGTAGTCATCGCTTGGGTCCAAGAAGCCATCGGCGGCGAGGAAAAAGTCAACGAAATCCAAGCCGCCCTCCAGGCTCAGCTGGACGAGCAGCGCCACCCCAGTAAGGCCGCCGGCGTCCCCTGGAACAACTAAGCACCTTAGTGTGCTAGAAAAGAAGGGATCAGCGGTGCGCCAACACCCTGATCCCTGACCGACCCACCTCTACTGGACCGATGGAAGCATCCTATCGCGCAGATACCGCTGCGCCCACTCTTTCCGAAGCCTGGAAACTTTTTGTTGACGAGCGCAGTGTCGCGCTGTGTCCAACGAGTCTTACCAGCGACTACCGCCAAGTCACAAAGTGGCTGGCGCGGTGTCCCATCCAAAACTTTTCCGAAGGCCGCAAGATCTTGACCTGGCTCCTCCAGCAGGAACCAGTGCCGTCCTCCCGTCGAGTCTGCATGTACGTCCGCAGCCTCTACAAGTGGGCTGCAGCCGAAGACGTCGCCATCTTGCCGCGAAACCCAGTGGCAAATTTCCGGATGCCTAAGGCACCTCAACGCGACCACGAAATCGTCGTCATTCCACGCAACGAGATCTCACTGGTGCTCGTCGCCCTAGAAAGCAAGCTGGCCTACAAAAAGGTCAACTGGTCATTTTTCGCCGAGTTCATGCTCCAAACGGCCATGCGTACCGGCGAAGTCCGCGCCATGAAATGGAAAGACATCCAGGACGACCGTGTACTGGTGCACAGCAACTTCACACTCACTCACGGCCACAAGGACAGCACCAAAACAAACAAGAAACGCTGGGTACCCCTAAACGCACGAACCAAGGAAATCCTGTTTGTCCTCCCGCGAGACTCCGAATACGTATTCCCCTGGAACCGCCTGGCTTTCCAGAGCTTCTTCACCAAGCGTATGCGCCAGTTGCATGACGCCGGCTTCATCCAAAAACGCTACCGCCCCTACGATCTCCGCCACGTCGCCATCAGTCGCTGGCTCGAAGCTGGTATTCCCGTAACCCAAGCCGCCGCATGGGCCGGTAACACAGCTCAAGTCATCTGGAAACACTATGCCGCCAACACAACCGAATACGAAATTCCTGTGCTCTGACCTTAAAGTAATTACGCATCACAGCCACGACCTTGGCCGTAAAGTCGAAAACTGGTACTGCCCGCGTACAACACGTTCCTGGCAAGCCCAAACGCACCCGCCAAGGCCAAGGGCAACACAGCCTCCCTAACCACGGCCGCAAAAAGATGCGCGGCCAAGGTAAGGGTTAATGGACGACCGCACGCGGCAGAACTGGGAGAAAGTTCGCCTGGCGCTTGAAGCCACCGGCAAAACCGACTCCTTTTTCTACCGTCGTGCGGTCGCAATACTAAAAACCGGGCGCGACCCGGAAGACTTTCCAACGCCGAATAAGATATAAGTAGATCCGTTGGGACCCGTGGCCGAAACCCCGTCTGACACTGGTTTTTGGCGGGGCGTCAAACAAGAAGCCGCAGCTGGTCTCCTGGTACTTCTCGCCGGCGGCGGCATCACCGGCATCGGCTACTTGGTGTACACAGTTCCATCCCAACTGGAGCGTGTCATCCAAAATCAAGAACAGTTCAAAACTCGCGTTGGTCAACTAGAAGACACCGTTAAAGATCACGACGTTCGTATCATCAAACTAGAGTTACGCCGCTAATGGCCGTCGTACATACCACTGACCACGGCGACGGCTACCGCCTGGAACAGTTGATGAACGAACGCGGCGACATCTACTACCGCGCCTGCAAAGACAGCGTGTGCCGTTACGCCGAAGACCACTACATCGCCATGATGTATCTCGAAGGCATGGGCTGGGATCCTAAGCAACAAGACCTCCAGTAATCCAAAAAATAATCTGATCTTCCCGCTCAGCTGTCCAAAACGACTGGCGCCTGTACCACTCAATCCAATCTTCCGACGACTTAGCAATGTTGCAGGCAAAACAGCACGCCACCAAATTCTGCTGGTGCGTCAAACCACCCTTCATTTTTGGGTGAACATGATCCAGCGTTGCAGCACGCCCCAGGTCATCCCCGCAATACGCGCAGCAGTTATCCCAATCGCTCAGGATTGATTGCCTAAACCTTAACTTTGCCTCTTTTTTGTTTAAGTATTCGCCATCTTCGATGCGATGGTCCATACCCGGCAGTGGCTACCCGAACGGTAGCCGTAGAAACTATTACGTGCTCTGGCGCTCTTGTCTACTACAGCTAAACTTCATTGGAACTACTGATTTCTTATGGACGACAAGACCATTGCTGTCGCCGCCATCATCGTTGCCGCCGGCAGCGAGATCATCGGCATGAGCAAGCTCAAATCCAATAGCTGGATCCAGTTGGGGCTCCAGGCACTTCGCCTGATGTTCCCCAAGCGCCGCTGACACTGAAGAGGGCCTTGTCATGGCAACCAACAAGATCCGCCTCGGCGATTTGTTCCGGTACTACAAGGCCCTCCCTCACCAGATGGCGGCCATCACCGAACTGGAACAACTCATCAACAAGGCCAACCCCCACATTCTTGGCCGCGACCAAGGCTGGTTCAAGACCTGGAGTGTGGCCGGCAAACAAAGCAGCTTCCCCAATACCTGGGAAGGCATCCTCGAAGCCGCCCGCGTCGCCGGCGCCAAATTCCCCGAACTTGTTGCCGCCCAATGGGCACTGGAATCCGCCTACGGCAAACTCGTTTCCGGCCGCAACAATTTCTTCGGCCTCAAGGGCTCGGGCAGCGACACCAAAACCCAAGAATTCATCAACAACCAGTGGGTCACGATCACCGACAGCTTCATCGACTTCCCCGATTTACTGTCCTGCGTCATCTACCTCGTTGACCACTGGTACAAAGACTTCAAAAACTACAAAGGCTGCAACAACGCCAGCACCCGCGAAGAAGCCGCCCAATGGCTGGTGAAAGAAGGTTACGCAACCGACCCCAACTATGCCGGCAAGTTGATTGAGCTGATGACCCAGCACGCGGGAGCTAAACCTCTCGTCAAGCCAAAAGAAAAAATCCTAAAGGTTGCATACGAGTATCAGCTGGGACCCGACGACGGCGCCACCGGCTACCGCCAGTGTTTCAGCTCCAGCTGCGCGATGGTGGCCCGCTACTACGGCAAGATCTCGGGCGACTACGAGTACAACAAACTCCGCGCCCGTTTCGGTGACACCACCGACCCCAAAGCCCAAATCGCTGCCTTCAAAGCACTGGGACTAACCGCCACCTTCGAGATGGATGGCACGGTCGAAGAGCTGGAGAACGAGATTAACAATGGCTATCCCACTCCAGTCGGCTGGCTTCACAAAGGCCCCGTGAGCAACCCATCCGGCACCGGCCACTGGAGCGTGGTGGTCGGCTTCACGCCTACCCACTTCATCCACAATGACCCCTACGGCGAGGCCAACCTCGTCAACGGTGGCTACGTCAGCCACAAGGGCGGCGCGGGCGTCGCCTACTCCCGCAAAAACTGGCTGCCTCGTTGGCTGATTGAGGGTGACGATACCGGCTGGTTCCTTAAAGTTCGCCCTAGGTGACCATGCGCCCCATCGAACACACCACCGAGTCCTGCTTCCACAAGGCCGCCACCGACCAGTGGCTGATCGACCGCTTCAACTCCGGCGATTACCGTGGCCTCCTCGAAGCCGCCCTCATCCTGAACACGCTCCACCAGCTGGAGCAAACAAAAGCCCGGTGGGCTATCCGCGAAGCCGCAGAAAACCTCACCGAGCAATTTGGCCTAGACCGCGACTCGGCCTAGTCGCCCTTCTCCAACTGCTCGATGTACTGCTGGTACAAGCCGGTGTACAGCGAATGTAGCGGATGATCGGAACTGTCCCGGCCATCTTGTACATATAACCTGTCCAAGAAACGAGTCCGCGCATCATCCACGCAAACCCGCGCCCAGGCTTCCGTCGCCCAATCAGCTGGTGTGCTCATCCTGCTTTTTCTCCACGAGTTTGAGTCGCCGGTTCCGTCCTTCCTTGGGACCAGCATGTGACCGCGCCAGCCTAGGCTTCGGCGCCGCCTCAGGCGGCACCTCCACCATGCAATTCGGGTAAAGATTCCTTGCCACCTGAATCGCGTGATTCAGCGACAACCCCTTTACCAGATCCCGTTTGGCACCCTTACCGGGCAACCAAATCGTTAGCTCGTACTGCCGAAGTTTTCCCTGCGCCGGCACTATTTCCATGACTTGGGATAGTTGGGTTCTTCAATGCTATGAACAGCAACAAAGCTGTTAGTGCGGTCAGCAACAACTCGCGCCGCCTCGACAGCACGCTCGTACGTGACCCAGCTGGAGGCATCCTCCTTAGTCGCCGTAAAACCGATTCCATTCCCTGGTCCGTAGACCGCCGTGACCCAGCGATCCCCGGCCATCACCACATAACGAGTCATCTGTTGTAATTGAATTACTGTGTAAGTCTAGTAGATCCTGCACCATCGGACCAGACTATGAAGACATCTAACTGAGTCTTATGCGTCCGGTCCTGCTTTCGGTTGTTCTTGCCTGGAGCGCATTCTGCCCTCCACCCGCTTTTTCACCGACTCACGCCACAAGGCTTCATCCGCAGCCTCCGCCGCCTTGTATTCCGAGGCCGGCAGAGCTTTTTCAAGCGCGGTATAAACCATATCCCGCAGCAACGCCGTCACCTTTTTACCTTCCCCAGCCGCAAGATTTTCCGCCAGCTTGTACCGATGCGGGTCCAGCAGCAACTGGCAATACAGCTTCGATCCGTGCTTCAGCGGCATGGTACGTGGTCTAGTCTGATACATAGTATCATACTGAGAAACACTAGACACGCGCCATGTCCGAGTATTCCACCCCCTGCTGCAAAGCTGAATACGGCATCGGCGGCGAAGGCTCGACCCACTGGTATCTCTGCACCGCCTGCGGTAAACCTGTCGCCGTCATTGAATCACCGACAGAAGAAGAGGCCGAGGCTTTGTTGCTCCAATGTGGGCATGGCGTCGGGTAATTACCACCGAATATCGTCGTCCACTTTTTTCCGCCACGCATTGGACTGCGCCCGTCTCGCCCCACCCCTCTGCTTGGCACAGCCCTGCCGAATTTGCCGCGCCCACTCCAAAAACGCAGCCATTCTGTGCAAGTCCGCCGTCTTCGCCAGGCGAATCTCCCGCTGGAGCCACTCCATCACAAGTTCCCTTCCCGTGCGGGCTGGACTCATGCGTCTAACTCTGAGACTCGCTTGATGGACTGGACCAGTCTGCCGGGATATTGCTGCCTGACCTGCATGTGCGCCTGGAACGCATCCGGCGCCACCACATAAACATCGTGCATCGGGCCATGAAGTGCGTACAACCTGACCCGATACTCGAAGTCCTCCCGGATCACTTTGCCTGGTCCCAGCTCAACCCGACCTTAGCCTCTGCGAGCGGCGGAATATCTCCGAGCCAGCGGGCTTCGGATTCCTCCATGATTGCCTGGAGCTGAGCGGCCCAGGCGTCGGCGTATTCCTCTTTTACGAGCAAAATGATTTCGTCATGCACCACGCCGGCCAAGCGCACCCGCTCTTCCCCGTCTGCTTTAAGGAACGGCCACAGTTTGCCGAGCGTAAGTTTGAGGACGGCGGCACCAGCTCCCTGGATTGGGGTGTTGCAACGGGTCGTAAGTTTATTGTTCTCGCCCGGTAGAAACCGCCGCAAGCCCGACATGCGTATGCGGATAGATGGATTGTCCGGAGCCGCATCAGCAGCGCGAGCATTGTTGCGCTGCCATTTGGAGATGCCTTTATATGCAGCGTGGAACTTTTCCCGCACCGTCGCAGCCTCATCAAGATCCATCTGGATTCCCATCGCTGCTGCATAATTTCTGAGCCCTTTTGCACCACTTCCGTATAACAAACCGAAGTTGGCTGATTTACTAACTTGCCGCTGTTCTTTTGTAACATCTTCTTCCTTGACCCCATAAATCTGCGTCGCTGTAATCGTATGCAGGTCTTTCCCCTGCTGGAACACCTGAGTCATAAGAGGATCTTGAGCTTCTGCCGCCGCCAGCCGCAACTCCATCTGTCCGTAGTCCGCTACAACCAGTTGCCAACCAGTTGGTGCCTGCACGCAAGCCCGAAAACGCACGTCCCGCGGCACTTGTTGCAGGTTGGGACTCATGCAACTCATCCTGCCGGTGTCAGCCCCCATCTGCAGATAACTGGCACGAATAAAACCATCATCCGACAAATTCTTTAACAAAGTCTCCGCCATTTGCCGCCGCTTCTCTACACGTTTCCACCGCAAATAATCCGCAATAAGTTTGTGCTCCCCAATGTATTCCTGGAGCGCAGACTTACTCGCACTTTTCTTACCGGTCTTCATATCGACCGGAGCTTCACCCAACAACGCGGTGAACTTCGCCAGCAACTGCACCGGACTATTTAGGTTAAAAACATCAGGATCAGTTTTCTTACCTTTCGCCCCAGGCTTTGTCTGGTACAGCAGGTTCCCGTCGAGCCCGCGGTGCAGCTTGGCGTGCTCCGGCAGCGCCACATCAAAATCTTCGATGAACTTGGCGCCAACCTCGTTGTGCTCAATGTCGAGGTCCTCGATCAGCTGCTGTAAGGAGTCCTTGTCGAAAGGAAGTCCGGTGCGCCAAAGCTGCGCCATCGCCGGCAACGCCTTGCACTCCAGGTGCCAAGCCGGCAACAACGGCGGCGACGCAGCCGCCATCCGCTGCATGATCGGCTCCCACAACTCCGTCAACACCACTACATCCTTCGCCGCATACTCCAGCTGGCTCGCCGACACATCCGCCGACCAGTCACTGCGCTGTTCCTCCTTGGAAATTTCGTAGCCCAGATACCGCCGGACCACGTGCTGGAGCCCGTTCTTCACGTTGGCCAAGCCATTGGTCAGGATCCGGCTAGCCAGCATCGAACAGAGCACCTGCCCTTCCGGGTAAATCTCATGCTCTTGGAGCCAGCCCAGATCAAACACGGCATTGTGCGCCAGCCAGGTCCGTTTTTTGGTGAAGAAGTTTTCCAGCGTGATCCAGTCCTCATCGCTGAACTGCCAGCAGTCCAGTACGACGGGCGATTGATCCACGGTGGCCAGCTGCAGCAGCCGCAGACCACCAAATTTTGGTTGGAGCCCAGTGGTCTCCACGTCAAACGCCACGAAGCTGGCGCCGTCGAGCGTGGGCAGGTGCTCGATCCCCTGAAGAATGTTCATGCCGGGTAGGGCGTGTTCTGTATTACTCTAACACACCTGTCAGCTCTTTGGCCGCACACAACTCAGCCAGCACCGTCCCACCCTCGGGAATCCCTAGCGTGCAGCGGTGGTACCAGTGAACGCAGGTCCGGCACTCCCCGCCATCCGGCAACGGCTTGTGCTTTTTCAACAAATGCTGCAGCCGCAACTCCTCTTTCCCTGCATCGCTGGAGCGATAACACTTGAAGCAGTAGACGGCGTTGGTCGTAATGGCGCCGCACTGGATGCAGCGGCGGCTGTTGATTGGAACTTGCATCAGAAAAAACGAACACGTAAAAATCCTGAAAGGCGCTTCATCACGCCAGTTTTGGTGTGCTGAGCTGCGCCATCGGGCAACTCAACCTCGACCGTAAAAACCTTGTGCCCACATTGCGGGCATTTCCGCTGACGCAGAATCGACTCCGCCGTATCCCGGCAAGTGCGATCCACGTCCATCCGCTTGAAATCACACCTGGCGCATCGCATTACGCCACTTCCTGTTTTTCACAATGCACCAAGCGTGCTGGTACGAAATCCCGTACACCCTGGCCAACTCCGAAATCGACGTGCCAGAGGCATAAAGATGCCTCAAATCCAGCGCGTTCTGCGGCGTCAACACTGCCGTCCCCGGAATCGAACCTTCCTGGAACGACGTCTTAGTCGGCGGTCTCTTCGCCTCACTCATTCCGATAAGCCTCGGTCGCCAACGTGTTAATCAGCCGGTTCAAATACCACCGGCACTTTTCGGCATCCTCTAACGGATCCTTCTTTAGCCACATCCGGCTGAGATACTTCAGGCACTGCCACTGGAGCGAACCCACCACAGCGTCCGGCGCGTGCTGGACCCAATCCTCCAAGATGTCAATGACTTCTATCTTGCCGGCGGTGTAATGGCTGGGATGATGCACCGCGTCGCTTACCTGGAACTGAAAGTCGCTCATCCTTTGGATTCCTGAACGGTGGTATCGCCGTGGTAACGGCCAGTCATCGAATAGTCTTTGCCGGGCAACATCGACATGCGGTGGAACACAATCTGTGCAATCCGCATCCCAGGCCACAATGAAACCGGATGCAAAGCGCGTGCATTTTGCAACTCCAGCGTCAACCGCCCTTTGTAACCGGGGTCGATATACCCAGCGAGCAAATGCTCAATCCCCTCCCTAGCCCGGCTGGATTTGAGCGCCAGCTGCCCAGCAATACAGTCAGGCAGCTGGAACTCCTCCAACGTCTCCGCGAGTATGAACTCATGCGGCTGGAGCAAGAAAGGTTCCTCCTGCGTGTGCCCCACGATGGAGCGATGCACCATGTGGCGCGTCAGCGGTGACTCCACCAACACGTTCTCGCCAAGTCTCACATCGAGACTCGCGGGATTCAGCAACTCCTGATCGTAGGGGCTTACCAGATTCCGCCGCACCAGCGACACAATCTGATGGTCACACAGGATCGACACCTCAGATCACCACCGTGGTGGGCTGATCCTGCTGGAGCGTCACGTGTTTCCACGTCTTGTTCCACTTGATGCAGTTGATCGTGGTGCTGTGGACGCCAAATTCCTTAGCGATCTTGGCGACCGACTTGCCACCAGCCTGCAGCTGGCGCTTAATTTCCAGCACCTTCTTCTCCGTCAACGCCGCCCTCGCCTTGCGGCGCGACACACGAGTCTTACTTTGAGACTTCGGAGTTTGTACGGCGGTTGTACGTACAGCCTTGGCTGCTGGTGCGACTGCCGGCTTGGTCACGTCCAGTTCGACGTGCTGGCAGGCGTTGATGGCCACGAAGGCGTGCTCCAGGGCAGTGGTGATCTGCTGGAACTGTTCGTCAGAAAGGATGTGCATGTTCATCAGTAGAACGGTGAGAGTGTAGTACAGGATCAGCGAGAAGAAAGCTCAATCTGGAGCGCAGCCTGGAAGTAGCCGGCGATTTTCATGCGCCGGAATTCTGAGCTGGCATCGTCGCTGTGCTTGTCCTCGATAAAGGAGTAGTTGTGCCGCGACTCGTTGAGGGCCGCCAACGTCTCGACGTTGAGCAGCTCCAGGTCTCGAAGCGGCATGTCCTTGATCTTGTCCAAATAGACGGTTTGGCTCAACAGGAAAGACCTGTAGAACGGAACCACGTTGGTTTCAGTCATGCGAAATAGCGTGGGTCTTGATGCCTCAAGCGGGTGAGATCCGTGAGACGCAACTTGAGAATCTCGTGGATGGCCAGCTTGGCGAGTCTGCTGGAGCAGATCGTGTCGCTGGTGGCAAACACGTAGATCAGGTGACGATACAGCTGGGTCAAAGTTTTCGCCTTGACCCAGTGCGTGTCGCCGGGGATTGGCTCGGTGCCGTACTCCCAATCGTCGTAGTCCTCGGAGTTCCGAAGCTCGCGGGCTTCAGTCGTCCCAATCAGACGTGTCGATTGGGGCCCAGTCGTCGATTCTGTTGGTGAGGAGTTGGCGGAGTCCGTCATCGCTGGCGGGGATCAGATCCTCTTCGTGAAGGTCGAAGGAGCCTCTGCACAAGGCAGGCCCCCACTCTGCCGGATAAAGGTGGCTTTGCGGAATGACCACAACCATGTCGTCAACAACGGCATTGACACAGAGGCGAGTACCACCATCTTCAAACCACAGATCCTCAATTTCCAGTACCTGGCTCATTTGACCTCCCGTGCAGTTTGGCGGGCTTCGATGCCGTCCATCCAGGCATCCCAGCTCATCTTCAAGAACTGTTCCAAGTCCTGCAGCTGCTGGAGCTGGAGCATGTCGTAGGTCGGGTCTACACCGAGACGCTCGCTATCGACGATTTTTTCTTGGAGCTGAATCGCAGACCAGTGGACGGCGAAGTACCACGGGCTGAGCTTGGTGTTCTCGAATTTTGTGTGCAGAAAGTCGTCCATGTCAATCAGTAATAAAAGGCACGCCGTTGCGGGCGTGCCCTTACTGTTGCACACAGCCAGCTAGGCGTCCAGCCGGGCTGTTGCAATTCTTCATGTGGCCCATTGGGTGAGGTAGACAGTGACTACCAGCATCCCCAGCAGCCACGTCAGCCCAAAGACCACCACCGGCGGAATCACGTCGGCACCCCCAGTTCCTCCGGCTGGTACTGGGTCAGCACGCAGACGTCGGCACCTTGCTTGAGGGCTTGTCCAACAAGATAATGAAATTGCTTGTAGGCATCGTCTGACTCGACGATCTGATACTCCTCAACCTCGTAGGTGCGGCCCCGGCGATACCACTGGACCCGGACCACGGCCATCAACTCAAACGGAATATCGCCGGTGGTAAAACCGAGCGTGGGCTTCCTGGGACGCTTCGGCTGGGGCGGTTCAGGTTTGGCCACGGGTTCCTTCCAAAAAAGCCAAGCGGCAATCCGCATGACCCCTAGGAAAAAGTTAGGCCGTCCCACAGACTTTTGAAGCAGTCGGTCAAATACTAAAGAAGAGGTGCCGGTTTTAATCGTTACCGGCGGACGATTGCATGACGCAACGAGACGCTGAGGCGATGTACGCAACGGTATAGAACAACGAGTAGTTGTACGATGTAAAGACCCGAGCTTCACCACGTAGGGCTGCCCAGGATGAAAGCTGGTTCTTAATCGTGGAACCAGCAAGCGATTGCTTTGCGTAACGCTGAGCAGCGTAACAATACCAAGCGGAACGGAGCATCTATTTCTGGGACTTACACTTAAAGATGCCCAGATAACTACAAATCAGGCGGCATTAAAGTAGGAAGTTGCCCTCCTTGCTTCAAAATTTTTACCGCTTGTCTGCGTGCTCCATCAGCAGCAGAGGCAATAAGTGCGTGCCGCGACTGGTTCACTTGCAGTTGATCTCGATCATGCTGAGCGAGATTTTCTGTATCAATTTGAGTAAACATGCGCCGCGTAGATCGACGGTGTTTATTCAAACCCTGATACGCCTGACCGTTTAAATAAATAATCGCTTGAGCATCTGTCAGCGCAACAAGACTGCCCTGTTGTTGCTTAAAAACAATCGGGTGGTCGATCGCATCCCTTGCTCTTTCCAGCCAGTCTTTTACACGAACACTGTGAAAATTTTGCTGAGATTGCTCTTCAGCAGTTAATACAGCGTTTTTACTAAATAAAACATGAAACATTTCAACTACTTTGTGCGCTGGAATAACTTCACCTTTGCGTAAGTTACGCCAGTCAATTCCCGCTACAGATGCAGGCAGTTCTTCCGCGTGGAACTTCACTCGGACACCTCCTCAATAGCAGCAACACGAAAACGACCGTAACGGGGACGCCAAGTACCAAGCCCCTCCGCTTTACCGGCCATATTTGCTATTCGTCGAAGTTGGTCAATACCCATAATTTCATCGTCCAAGGTCAACTCAAATGTTGCTGACCACTCTGGAAGATGAAGGCGATTTACCCAAACACCACGACCTGTAAATGCCGCTAGTTGGAGTTTAGGTATGCGATGGTTAAACATATCGACGGCATTTTTAGGTCCATCGAAGTTGAGCAAAGGGTTGTTAGTAACAACAACAGAACGCAGAACGTCTTTACCGAGTTTCCACTTTGTTGCCGCATTACGCAGACAACGTTGGAAGTTAGCGCCTGGCATATAAGGATTAGCAAAACCTTCAAAGCCCACAGCGTTGTTGGCTTCGTCAATTTCAACTACACCTTCAGTTTCCCAGTAACCGGAAAACAGCCAGTCAAGTGTGCGTACAGCACGGTGAACACCATCAGTTTTAGCTTTTCCTTTTTTGTCAGTGAAATACTGCTTTTGTTTGCAGTAATCACCCAAAGGATCGCTGTACTGAACGTTGGAACACAGAAGAGGAGCAGTGCTCTCAACTGTTACTTCGAAGTTGCGAAGAGACATGAGTCAAAAAGAAGTTGGGATCGGTTTTATTCGTAAACCGAAAACGATTGCAGTAAGGGATTGGACAAGACAATGCACTGCAGTGAGGTGAGCAGAGCAACGGCACTAAGCGAAGCATCGCCATCAGCGGAATTCCGCCGACTCATGCAGTGTAATACACGAGTCGGCAGGTCTGTCAACCCCCTAGTCCCACATCCGTGCCGCCTCGTCCATCAGCTGCTCCAGTTCGCCGGCGGAGCGTTCTTCCTTTGGGGAGTCCTCCAAAAGCTGTCCCACCTGGGCAGATCCATTGGCATGACTGGTTTTAGGGGTGGGACAGGTAGGTGAGGTGTCCCAGCTTGTCCCATCTCTCTCCACCGAAGGTGGGACAAGGTGGGACACGCCATCAGGTTGTCCCACCCCTCTTTCCAGTCCCTGACTGGGTTTTTCCAAGGTGGGACAACTATTTACACACATATCACGCGAGGCAGAAACAGCCTGGAACAACTTGGCCTGCCCGCCAACTCCAGCAGCACTACCCACCGCCTCGATCAACCCCCGCGAGACAAGCCTCTGGAGCGCCTTGCGGATTGCGGTGACGCTGCCGCCGCACAGCGGATCCGCAGCCAGGTCAGAGCGGCTCAGAGCGCGGGGATACGCAGCCCTCAGGCGCTGGAGCACCCGATCCACAATCGAGGCCGGGCTGGCGCTGTCGGTATCGACCTCCACGTAGTCCGCCAGGGAGAAGGTGAGGTCGCTCTCCAGCTTCATCAGCAGCTTGCTGCCGTCGCGGCCAGCCCTGGACTTCTCCACGGTGATGAGGCGAGCGTTGTAGCCGGTCTGCTCCACCTGTTTCTTGTCAGGCCGCCGCAGGCCCCACACCTCGTCCACAGCGTCCCGGATGGCGGTAGAGCCCCGGAACCCCCCGGTTTTATTAGCGTGATGAATCAAAACGATCGAGCAGGCGGGGAAAAGCCGCCCATTGTTGTTGGCCAGCCAGTAGATCGGGCTCGCAAACTCTTTTTTGTTCTCGTCGAACGCCGAACCCCTGGAGCAGCCGGTGATCGAGTCGATGATGACCAGCTTGGGCCGGTGCTTTTCAATCAACTTGACGAAGCGGTAGTACCAGTTCAGGTCCCACCCCATCACCACGGTCACCGGATCGGTGCGTAGAAACTCCAGATCCCGCATCTGCTGCTGGACCTGCACCTCGCTCTGGTCGCCGTTGAGGATCAGCACCGGTCCAGCCTGCACCGGCACAAGATCACCCCGTACCGAGAACGGAATACCGCGTGCAACGTGCTTGGCGATGGTCCAGGCCGACATGGATTTGCCATCACCACCAGCACCATGAACCATCACGGTCCCAGGGCATGGCAGCAGATCCGGGATCAGGTATTCAAACTTGAGATCTTTATCCAGCAAGCTGTCGAGGCCCATCTCGTCATCCTGCTGCTCGAACTGCATCTGGGCAATCAGCAGCCGCTCCAGCGCCCCAGCGTCCCGATAACCGGCCTCCAGCGCCAACACGTTCATGGCGTGGGCCGCCTCAGCCGGGTTTTGAATCTGCTGGATCTCCTTCGCCCGCCGAATCACCTCGGCGTAAGTGATGACGACCTGGCGAATCCGGGTGACGTTATCGGCCTCAACATCGGCCACCACCTTCCGCAGATCCTCCGACAGCCACAGTCGGCCCGGCATCTGCTGGTCCGCCATCCAGAACAGCGTCCCCAGGCTCACCGGCCCCTTCCGAAAGCTCTTCCAGACCTCCTCACAGGGATTGCCGTCGGACCATTCCTGTGAAAATTCGGGATCTTCGGCAGACCACGCCGACCACAGCGTCAGCCCTAGGTCAGTCGGCAACTCCGAGTGGATCGCCATCCCCACCTTCACCCAGTGGTCCCGGCTGCCAGCCCCCTGCCCTGGAATTACTTTCAGCGCCGACTGGATGATCTCAGCTACCTCAGCCGGATCCCGATCCGAAAAATCCAGTGCCTTCCGGTTCTTGATGAAGCCACCATCAGCCACCTCTTTACCGGAGTGATCGCGCATCTCCGCCAGCAACCACCCTGGAGCCTCTGGGATGGCCTCCAGATCGCCCTCAAAGCCGTATTCACCCGCCGGCGCCTTCCCATCACTGGAGCCCGGGTAAGCCCCGTAGAGGAGCCCCTGACGGCCCCAGAGCACCTCATAACCCGCGCCGGTATCCGACAGCCCAAAGCCCTTCACATCGCCCCACAGAGCCTCTGGGACGCGAAACAGGTACTTCGCCGCGTTGGCCTTGGTGCTGGTGACCTTCGGCGCCCCCTCCAGCGTCTCGCCCCACTTCTTCAGTAGCCGCGAAAGGTTGCGATCCACGTCGAGAATCACGAGTCCCGCGCTGCGAGCCCCGGTAAAAACCCCCACCGCCTGGAACACATCAGGCCGCCGCTCAATCTGCAGAGCAACGTCAGCCGGATTCAACACCTGATGGTGGCTGCGCTCCAACGGCGCCTTCCCCTTTGACTCCTTACCGGACTGGAGCTTGCTGCCAGCACAGTAAATCGGGGCATACGCCATGCCTTCCGGCAACTGGCGCACAAAATTCAACAGCTCTTGCGTCGCACGAGACACAGTGTTAGACTCCTACAGGAATGTTTGACTTGCGCCCTGGCCGCCTTCCGCGGCTGGGGCGTTTTACTAGGCTAGCCGTCCCGTCAATCCCGTGTTACTGTCATAGACGTTGCCCTCGGGCGACCACCAAAACACCGGAAACCACAATGCCTTTCCTTTCCAAGCAAGCCTCTGCTGCTGTTACGTCCAACAGCACCGGCGGCGGCTACCTCAGCCTCAGCAAGCTCCCCGACGGCGGCTCCGTCCGCTTCGCGCTGCTGACCGACGAACCCCTGGAGTTCTACGAGTGCTGGGGCCAAGCCAACGGCGCCTCCAAGCCCTTCCGCTTCGACTACGAGCCCACCCACGAGGACGTGGTGACTGAGATGGGCGAGTTCGAGCCCCGCGAAGGCCGCGGCGGCCCTGGCACCGCCGACGTGAAGTTCGCCATCGCCTGCCCGGTCTACAACTACGAGTCCGGCAAAGTCCAAGTCCTGCAGATCACCCAGAAGTCCATCCTCAAGGAAATCGACCAGATCTCCCAAATGGAGGACTACGAGAACCTGCTGGAGTGGGACTTCACGATCAGCAAGAAGGGCAGCGGCCTGCTCACCGAGTACACCGTCCGCCCCGTCCCCCGCAAGAAGGGCAGCCAAGAACACGTCGATGCTGCCTGGCTCGAAGCCAAGGCCGAAGGCTTTGACATCAGCCGACTTCTCAGTGGTGGCAATCCTTTTAAGGCAGCCTGATCCACAACTTAAAAACAATTAAGTAACACCGCCCCCTCTAGCCCAGGGGGCTTTTTACTGGTATTATCAGATTGGGAAAGAATAACTTCATGGCCTCCAACACCCAAGACACGCTGGCAGGACTGCGTAAGTGGCGGTTGGAGCAAGATAACTCAGGCCCCTTCCGGGTCTACAGGGACATCAAAGGTAATGTATACCATAGTGTTACACACATCCTGAAGGAGACGAGCGACAAAACCGGGCTGGAGCGTTGGGAAGCCCGCCTGGGACCAGTCGAGGCAAGCTGCCAGCGCAACGTTGCCGCCACCCGAGGCAACATGGCCCACAGTCAGGCTGAATATTTGCTTAAGACTTCGATGCAGCTGGCACGATCCACTGCAAACAAGCGCAACGCCATCCGCTGGGACGATCAGGGACTAGCCCGGATTCCCTCGCCAATCACACAATGGGCCCTGAAAAGGGTCCGCCCCAACGTTCCCCGTGTTGGCTGGAGCGCCTCCGGCTACGCCCGCAGCTTGTCCGACTGGATCGCCGAGAACGTCACCGAAATTTTCGCCAGTGAATTTTCCATTCACCACCCCGCCGGCTTTGCTGGAACCTGCGACGCCCTGATCGGCATGAAGAATAACGAGCTGGTACTAGCGGACTGGAAAACCAGCGTGGGCCGCAAGACTAAAAAGGACGAAGACGGCCTGGAGCGCCTACCACCCGGCCATTCATACATCGACCAGTGCGGCGCCTACAGCCTGGGGCTTAGCCACCTAACCGGACTAAGGCCAACTGGTGCAGCTATCGTGCTAGCACGCCGCTGCGGCAGCCCAAACATTCATTACATGTCGGCTCATGACCTCGCCGACGCAGAAGAATCATTCATGGCTCGGGTGGAGCAATACTTCGCAGCTCTCCAAAATCCCATTCAAGTCTCAGGCTGAGACGCCATTCATGGTGTCTTACTGCGTGTCTCATGAGTCTCACTGCTGAGACGGTGCTGCTGGCGCCATTGGCTGGGATCCTGCTGGGGCTGGCGTGGGGCTTGCTGCTGGGGCGTCTCAGGGTGATTCTCGTGAGTCTCACGGCGAGACGGTGAGAAGCCCCCACCGGATGGCAGGGGCTGGGACGTGCTCACCCCTGCGGGGCTCGCACCTTGCGGGGCTTGCTGACGCCAGCATCGGATCGAACTTTGCGGGCTGCACCCTTGCTGGAGCGGGTCCGATTAGCTGGGGCCTTGGCTGGCTGATCGTTGCGCGGAAAAATACCCGTAGCCTGTGGAAAAAGATCTGGGGGGATGTCAGCGCCGCCGTTGCAGCGCTGACAGGCCCGCCAGTAGGGCACCAGTTCCCGCCAGAGCTGGAGCGGCCCTTCCTTGCCGTGGGCGGCCTGCAGGGCCAGCAGATCAGCCCAATCGGAAGCCGCCAGGCTGGAGCGTTCTACTGCCCACCGCAGATCCCGCAGCTGGCGCTTCTCCAGCCGCAACTGCTCGCGCTCCAGTTCCCGGGCATCCAGGGCCAGCTGTTTACGCTCGCGCGTAGTATTCCAATCTCCGCCGCTCATTGCTGGGGCTCCATCGCTTCAACGATGAACACGGGGAGCCCCTTGGGGTCGGCGACTGGTGCTGGGGCCATTGTGATCAGCCCGCGGGCCTGCAGTGATTCCGCGATTCGGTGATCACGCTGGGGCATCGCCACGTAATGCGGGCCGGGATTGCGGCGGAGGAAGTTGAGCCAGTTCCGCTGCAGTGGTCCTAATGGTCTGTTGCCGTAGTGCATGGCCCCCTTGGTTTGTGGGTTTGCTGTTACATACTACCAGACCACCGCCAGCCCCTAGCCAATCTGTTAAGTTACACAACACCAGCTAGGAAACGACCGGGCTAGCTGGCACACTATGGGGAGTGACGCACCCACCGACCAGTGGGCCACCCCATGCACAACTACACCCCCGAACAGCTGGCACAGTTCCCCTGGATCGCCAGCTGCGACACCCTTAAGGCTGAAGATCTGCTGCCGAAGTTCTGGCAGGTTGCTGAGATGGTGGCAGTGCTGACAGATCGTCCCCAGCTGCTAAACGCCGAGACCCTCGCCAGCCTGACCAAGTTGGTTGGCGAAGACTCCAAGGAGTCGGACTGGAACGACGAGGAAGCCAACCTGACCCTAGAGGATCTCAGCCTGGCACTTGATGACGCCGCCCCGGCTGGCTTCTACTTTGGGGCCAGCGAAGGAGATGGTGCCGCGTTCGGCTTCTGGCTCGACGAAGCCTGGGGCGATGCGCTCGACTCCTGCAGCGTTGATACGGACTGCGGCCCCGAGCGACTGGCGCTGTTGGTCGCTGAGCTTTCCGATCTTGGCTACGACGCCGACAACCTGGCCGAAGCCTACTGCGGAGAAGCCGAAGGATACAGCGAGGTCGAGGCTGGCGCTGATGCTGCTGCCATGCTGGCCGAGGCTATCGGCGAGGGTGCCGCCGACTCGATGCGCTGGCCCTATTGCTGCATCGATTGGGCCGAAGCCTGGGAGTACCTGCAGCAGTCCGACGGCTACAGCCTGGCGCGAGTGTCTCCCGCTCGCTGGCTGGTACTTTCCCCAGCTTGAGGCCAACGCCTACCGATCAACGGCCCGGCCACTGTGCCGGGCTTTTTACTGCGCGGCTAGTATTGAACCAAACGGCCAGGGATTCTAAACAATGTCCGACAATCCGGAAGCTATCAACGAAGCGCCGGAAGTTGCGGCGGAAAGTGTAACCGAGAACGGTTACCCATACGACAGCGCCGAGCGTGTGCGTCAGATCTACGGAAAGCGGAATCCTTACGCACTGATCGAGCAGCGGCAGCAGCGGTTATACAAACGGCAACTCGACGGGCTCACAACTCGCCAACTGGTGCTAGAGCACGCAGAACGCGAGAGCGTAGCCGTAAGCACAGCCTGGAAGGACTGGGACGCTGTGCAACAGTGGGTCGCACAGGATTTTGAGCGAGAACGCCCGCGGTTGGTCTCTCGTATTGCACAGATGAGAGAACGCTTGTTCTCTGCTGCATTGAAAAAAGGACAGCTACAAACTGCCGCAATGCTCCTAAAGGACATGGGCGCAGTTGTCGGCGAGGTGGCGCCAGAGGCTGCAGCTGCTGCGGCGCCCACGCTGAACATCACCATCGACGACAAGCGCAACGCGTGAGACCCAAGAGACTCTCCGCCTGGGGCTAGCAATCCGGCCGATCCTGTGCAACAATAGGGGCAAGCTCACCACGCTCCCCCATGACTTCCCGCACCCTCACCCTTGCCGCCGTGCTGCTAACCGCTGCAGTGGTGGCGATGGGCTACGACAATTCTCGCCAGCTGGCACGCTGCGAGGCCACCGGCCGCGGCCCAGCGGAGTGCCGGCTGCTGGTGCTCGGGCGCTAGCGGCTGTTGCAGTTTGTGACAGAATCGGCCCTCCCCCTTGACGGGGGGTGGGGTTCGGATTCTGGCGGGGTGGGAGCGGGTCCCAGGGAACCTACTGATATAACTGAGTTTCCTTCTACTGTGCTAAACTAAGCTCTTCTGTACTACATTCCCATGCTTTCCCTTGCTCTGGTACTCGCCACCGCCTACCCAATCACGAAGGTTGGCTCGTCCTGCCCCTACGGCTACTACTCCCAAGGCAGTTACTGTCTCCCGAACGCCGCAATGCAAAGGCCGGTTCGCGCTGTCCCCCAAACCAGCAGCCCCTGCCCATACGGCACCTACAGCGCCGGCAATTACTGCACCTGGACCCCAAAACGCTGAAGGGGGCAGGGGTTCAATTCCTGTAATACCCTAGAAGGTACCCGTACCCGAAAAAGTGACCGACACGGCTGGAACCCTCTCGCTCCGCTACGCCCAGGGGCAAGTGTTCTCCAGCCGTAAACGCTTCCGTGTCTTGGTCGCCGGCCGCCGTTTCGGCAAGAGCTACCTCTCCTGCATCGAACTCTTGCGTGGGGCAATCGAACGCCCCGGCGAAACCTTTTTCTACGCTGCCCCCACCTACCGCATGGCGAAGGACATCGCCTGGAAGGTACTAAAAAAGCTAGTCCCAAAAGCCTGGATCAAATCCAAGAACGAGACCGACCTGAAAATCGAGCTGGTGAACGGCTCCACCATCGAACTGAAGGGCACTGAAAACGCCATGGCCCTGCGAGGCCGCAGTCTTGCTGGCGTGGTGCTCGACGAAGCCGCGTTCATGTCCAGCGACGTCTGGTTCGAGGTCATCCGCCCCGCCCTCGCCGACAAACAAGGCTGGGCCCTCTTCATCTCCACCCCCGACGGCACCGCCAGCTGGTTCTACGACCTCTGGTGCTACTGCGACCAAGACGACCCGGACTGGCACCGGTGGCAATTCACCACGATCGATGGCGATAACGTCCCACCGGAGGAGATTGAGGCTGCCCGCGCCCAGCTTGACGCCCGCACCTTCCGCCAAGAATTCGAGGCCAGCTTCGAGAATCTCAGCGGTCTCGTCGCCGTCTCATTTAGCGACGAAAACATCGACAGCGTGGTGCAAGACCTACCGGTCCTACCGCTACTGCTGGGCGTGGACTTCAACGTGGACCCCATGTCCGCCGTATGTGCGGTCAAAAAAGGCGACGTGCTCTGGGTTTTCGACGAAATTATCATGACCGGTGGTGCCACCACCTGGGACCTCTGCGAAGAAATCCAATCCCGCTACGGCGTGGAGCGCCGAATCATCGCCTGCCCGGACCCCACCGGCGGCGCCCGCAAAACCTCCGGCGTTGGCGCCACCGACCACAACATCCTCCGCAAGAGCGGATTTACCGTATCCAGCCCCCGAAATCCCTGGAAAATCCGCGACAAAATCACCTGCGTCAACACCGCCCTCCTCGATGCCTCTGGAACGCGCCGCCTCTTCATCCACCCCAAGTGCAAAGAGCTAATCAAATCCCTCCGCACATTGACTTATGCCCCTGGAACCGGCCTCCCCAACAAAAATCTCGGCGTAGACCACGCATTTGACGCCCTGGGCTACCTCTGCCTGCAAACTTTCAACCTCGCCAAGCCAGAGAACCTCGGAAAGACCTCCTATCGTGTGTGGTAACAGCGTAAAAACCATGGCCAAAAAACCAACTAAGGCCCAGAAAAAGGTCGCCAAGGTCATGCGTGAGTACGGCAAAGGCGAACTGCACTCGGGCAGCAAGAAAGGCCCCGTGGTGAAGTCCCGCAAACAGGCAATCGCCATCGCCATGAGCGAAGCCGGTATGGCAAAACCCAAAAAATCCACCAAAAAAGGTAAGAAGTGATGGCCAAACGCGGTCTTTACGCCAATATCGCGGCCAAACGCAAGCGCATCGCCGCCGGCAGCGGCGAAAAAATGCGTAAGCCTGGAACCAAGGGCGCCCCAACCGCCGCTGCCTTCAAAGCATCCGCCAAAACCGCCAAAAAAGGCAAGAAATAGGCCATGTCCTTATTCGTCCAGACTTCCTCCTACACCAACCCCTTTGTAACCACGGCTCTACCCGTTGGTGTCGGAGATGCTTTTGGACGTCTACGCACATCTAACCCACTTACTCTTTTCGATTCCAGTCACCGGTACCACGACAACGGCCTCTGGGCCACCTCCACCGCCACCGGTGGAACGTCCACGTTCGACGTTAACGCCGGCCTCGTCAACCTCGCCGTAACCACCAGCTCTGGCTCCGAGGTCATCCGCGAAACCACCAAATGCTGCTCATACCAGCCGGGCAAATCCCTGCTGGTGATGTCCACTTTTACACTGAACCCCGCCAAAACCGGCCTCCGCCAGCGCGTCGGCTACTACGGCGCTGCCAACGGCATGTACCTAGAACTTGCCAATAACACCCTCTCCTTCGTCGAACGCAGCTCCTCCACCGGCTCCCTCGTCGAAACCCGCGTCTCCCAATCCGACTGGAACACCGACCCCCTAAACGGCGACGGCCCCTCCAACCTCGAACTGGACATCACAAAGTCCCAAATCCTGTGGATGGACATCGAGTGGCTGGGCCTCGGCACCGTCCGCATGGGTTTCGTCATCAACGGCAAATTCATCCACTGCCACTCCTTCCACCACGCCAACATCATTACTTCAACTTATATCACCACCGCCTCACTCCCCCTCCGCTACGAAATCACAAACACCGCCGCCACAGCAAGCGCCAGCACCCTCAAGCAGGTCTGCTCGACTGTACTTTCTGAAGGCGGCTACGAACTCCGCGGCCTCCAACAAGCCATCGGAACCACCATCACAGCTCCACACGCACTTACCACCGCCGGCACTTACTACCCGGTTATTTCTTTACGTCTTAAAGCAGCTGCACTAGACGCAATCGTCATTCTCACCGCTCTATCCATCCTGGGCGCCAGCGCCAACGCCAACTACAACTGGCGCGTCGTAGCTGCCGCCACAACCACCGGCGGCACTTGGACAAGCGCCGGTAGCGAATCCAGCGTCGAATACAACCTCACCGGCACCGCCACAACCGGCGGCCGCATCCTGGCCCAGGGCTACTTCAGCTCCACCAACCAAAGCACAGCATCCGTAGACATCCTTAAAGAAGCCCTATTCAAATTTCAGCTGGAACGCAATGGCCTCACCTCCACCCCTTACGAACTAAGCCTTGTTGTTACAGCCAGCGCGGCGACGTCTAATGTGCACGCATCCATGGACTGGGAGGAAATCAGCCGCTGATGACCATCCAGACAATCACCGGCAGCTGCCTCCACATCGAAATTGACGGCGAGGAAGGCACCACGCACGCCACGTTTGTATTCAAAACCCCCTCAATCCCCGACACCTTGGGCAACTTCATCAAGATGCTCGCCCTCGGCATCGAAGTGCTGGTGCCCATCGAAAACCCCGAAGACGAGGAGGAAGACGATGATTGAGTATCGCGGCGAAAAATTCGAGGGCTACAACAAGCCCAAGCGCACCCCCAACCACCCGAAAAAATCCCACGTGGTCCTCGCCAAGGAAGGCGACACGGTAAAACTCATCCGTTTCGGCCAGCAGGGCGTATCTGGCTCACCAGCACAAAAAGGAGAGTCAGCAGCAGACAAGGCCAGAAGGGCATCGTTCAAGGCGCGTCACGCCCAAAATATCTCCAAGGGCAAAATGAGTGCGGCCTACTGGGCAAATAAGGTGAAATGGTGACTATCTCCCCTCAACTTTATGAATCCACATCTTCAACTCCAACACATAATTTCTCAACGTATCTGCCTTCTCTAAATGCCAAACATTCCCAGTCTCCATGTACTGGTGCATGTGATTATCAACGCCCCTCAAACACTGGTGAATGAGCGCGTTCCACGGCTCCCGCACGGGCGTGTTCCACTCACGCACGAGACACACCTAGATCTCTAGTGCCAAAATAGGTACAAAGTAGGAGTCAAGCCGTGGTCTACAGCGCCAATATCCCACCAACTGGTGCTGTAGTCAGCGAATCCCCGTTTGTCCGCAGCCTGGACGTCATCGCCATGATGCCGGACTGGAGCGTGATGGCCGCCGTCACCAACGGTACCAACTACCTGCGGGACATGAGTGAAACTTATCTCCCGCAAGAACCCCGCGAAGACGACGACGCCTACCAAACCCGCGTCGACCGCAGCGTCCTGAGCCCGTACACCAGCCGCCTCATCGAAACCGCCGCCGGCGCCATCCTCCGCAAACCCATCCACGTCGAAGGCGACCCCTACTGGCTGGACCTGATCCAAAACATCGACGGCCTGGGCTCCAACATCAACGAATACGCCCGCCGCGCCTTGGTCAGCAGCCTGACCTACGGCCACAGCGCCATCCTCGTCGACTACCCGGCCGCCGCTGGGGCGATGAATTTGGCGGAAGAGCGTGCGATGGGCCGCCGCCCCTACTTCGTCCACGTTGATGCCCCCCAGATCTGGGGCTGGCGCAAAGAACCCGGCACCAACCGCCTGCTGCAGGTCCGCATCCACGACTACGACGTCCGCCCCCTCAACGAGTTCGGCGAAGAACAGGTCGAGGAAATGCGCGTCATCTACCCCGGCCGCTACGACCTCTATACGCTGGGCCAAGAAATCGTCGAATTCACCTCCACCGGCGGCTACAGCCTCGACGAAATCCCCCTGGTCCCGATCTACAGCAACCGCCGCGGCCTGCTGATCTCCCAGCCCCCACTGCTGGACATCGCCAACCTCAACATCACCCACTACCAGCGCCAAGCCGACCTCATCCACGCCCTCCACATCGCCGCAATGCCCACCCTCGTCCTAGAGGGCTGGGACGACACGACTGGCTCCGCAACGATGGGCGTCAACTACGCCATCGCCATGCAACCGGGCAACAAGGCGTACTACGTCCAGGCCGACGCCACCAGCTTCGACGCCCAAATGGCCGAGCTGGAGTCGTTGGCATCTCAAATGTCCACGCTGGGCGTGACCAAGCTCTTCGGCCAAAAGTTTGTGGCCGAGTCTGCCGAGGCCAAGCGCATCGACCAAGCCCAGTCCAACAGCGTGCTGTCGATCATCAGCCAAGAGCTGGAGAGCGCCCTCAACCAAGCCTTCGAGTTTGCCGCCCAGTACGTCGGCATCGAAGCCCCCGAAATCACAATCGACCGCGACTTCGACTACTACCGCCTAATCGGCCAAGACGTCGCCGTCCTGACCCAACTCAACCAACTCGGCAAGATCAGCGACTCCATGCTTCTGGAGATCCTGCGCCGCGGCGAAGTCCTCCCTGACAACATCAATGTCGAAGACGAAGCCTACGAGGCCCGCGAAAGCATGGAAGCCCCTGAGCTAATCGAGGCCAACGAAAACACCGGCGAGGACGACATGAACGAACGCGCCGAAATGACGCCCGACCGCATGGATCAGCTGATTGAGCTGCTGACCCGCTGATGGCCACCCAAATCGAGCAACTAACGCTCGCCCAAATCACCTCCTTGGTGCGCCTCACCAAGCGCGTCAACCAACTCCGCAGCATCCTTTCCGGCAGCAACGACCCCTCCACCAGCACCGGCAAAACCGGCGACTGGTACATCAACACCACTGACTACACCCTGTTCGGCCCCAAAACCGACGACTGGGGCGACGGCTTCCCCCTTGGCACGGGCTCCAAGATTCGCACCACGGAACTAACGGTTGCCGGCTTCCCCGGCACCAACAGTGGCGGAGGCGGCGGTGGCACTGCCGGCACCATCACCATCGGCACGGTCACGACTGGCGCCCCAGGCAGCAGCGCGACGATCACAAACGTCGGCACCGCCGAAAACGCAATCCTCGATTTCGTCATCCCCCGCGGTGACGTCGGCGCGACAGGCGCCACCGGCCCTACAGGAGCCACCGGCGCAACAGGCGCAGCCGGCCCCACTGGAGCCACCGGTCCCCAAGGCGCCACGGGTCCTGCTGGCCCGCAAGGCGAAACAGGTCCTGCCGGCCCTCAAGGGGTTCAAGGCGACCCCGGCGAAGAGGGCCCACAGGGCGAAACCGGCCCTACCGGCGCCACGGGCCCTACCGGCCCCGCAGGCGCCACCGGAGCAACCGGCGCTACCGGCCCGGCTGGCACCATCACAGTCGGCGCCGTCAACACCGGCTCCGCTGGCACCGGAGTCATCGTCACCAACAGCGGCACCAGCACCGCCGCCATCCTCAACTTCACCATCCCCCGCGGCGACGCCGGCACCAACGCAACGGTCACCGCCGGCACAAACATCACTGTTGTAGACGGGCAAGTCTCGGTATCGGCTACCGCTGAATTTGACGATGGAACTTATTGATACTGGTGAAGTAAACTAGAACCGTCCAAGTAACACACAACCGTGCCCGAAGAACAGCAAGCAACAGCCACTCCCGTGGAGCCTGTTGCCCCTCAGCCTGTGGCTGAAAGCTCCGATCTGGCCGCCCAACTCGAAGCACTTCGTGCGAAAAACCAAGAGTTGATCGCCGAACGCCGCAAAGACCGCGAAAACCGCGAATCCCTCCAATCCCAGCTGGAAGAATTGCGCCAAGCGCAAGAATCCGCCAAAACCGCCAAATTGGCCGAATCCGGCGAGTTTAAAACCCTCTGGGAAGAGGCCCAACAAACTGTTGCTGACCTCAAGCAACAAATGGCGGCAAAAGAAGCGGAAGTCGAGCAAATCCGCCAGGGTTACTCAAAAGAGCAACTCCGCGCTGGCGCCATCGCCCAACTCTCTTCTGCTGGTGCGCTTGCACCCGATCAGCTGTATCGTTTGGTGCAGGAGAACTTACGCGCCAAAGAAGGACAGCCTGTGGCTTATGTCGGCGGCGTGGAAGTTCCGATTGGCGAGTATATCGCCAACTTAAAAAACCCCGGCAGCGGTTACGAGCACCACTTTGCGGCTACGAACCGCGCCGGTATGGGTGTCACGGGTAGTGCCCGCGCCACCGCCCTCCCCGGCCAATCCAACCCCTGGTCCAAGGACGCCTGGAACGTCACTCAGCAAATGATGATGCTCGCCAGCGACCCCGACAAAGCCAGGTTGTTGAAAACAGAAGCCGGTTTCTAGCCCCTGTGGGGCACCTCCCCAACCTTGACTCCACTGGAGCTAACCCATGTCTGCTTCTAACAGCAACTTCGGGGGAACTTTTCTCTCGAACCTTGTTACCCGTCCTGAATTCCTTCAGTACACCGCTGAAGGCATCTTCGAGCAATCGAAGTGGATCCAGAGCGGCATTGTGCAGCGCAACGCTGCCCTCGATGCCCGTGCTGGCGGCACCCGCGTGCGCGTGCCCTTCTTCGACCCCATCGCCCCGACCGAAACCCAAATCCTGTCCACCTCCAGCTGGAACGGTGGCTTGGGTTATCTGACCGCCCAGAACGTCACTGCCGACGAGCAGATCATGACGATTCTGCACCGTGGTTTCGCTTATGCGGCCGACGACCTCAGCAAACTCGGCTCTGGAGCTGACCCCCTCAGCCACGTCCGCAACCAGCTGTCTGCAGCCATCAACAAGCTGAAGACCGCCACCCTGGCAGCCCAACTGCTGGGTCTGTTCGGTGGCATCTCCGGCGCTGGCGTGCTCGGCCCCAACCAGAACGACAAGTCGTTCGCTGGTGTCCCCGGTTCCATGACCGAGGCCAACTTCCTGAACGTCGCCAACGTCGTTGGCACCAAAGCCAAGCTGGGTGAGCGCGGCGACGAGCTGGACTCGATCGCCATGCACTCCAACGTGGCTTACTACCTGCAACAGGTGGGGATGCTGACCTTCAGCACCTCGGCTCTGTCCACCGGCGGCGCCATCACCTGGGGTGGCGGCGGCGTGGGCGTTACCGCTGCTGAAGTGGCTACGTTCGCTGGCCTCCGCGTCGTTATCGACGACCAACTGACTGCCCTGACCGGCGGCACCTCCACCCACGCCAAGAAGTACCCCGTGTACCTCTTCAAGTCGGGTGTGGTTTCCGAGGGCATCCAGCAGGACCTGCGCCTCGGTGCAGACCGCAACATCCTGTCGATGCAGGACATCCTGGCCGTTGACTACCACTACGGTTACCACATCACTGGCACCAAGTGGGCCGACGCCGGCGACAACCCGACCAACGCCTCCACCTCCGGCAACCTGGCCAACACCAGCAGCTGGAGCCTGGTGTACAGCACCACCAAGCAAGTGCCCATCGCTCGCCTGCTGGTCAACACCCCGTTCGACACCACCGCTTACTGATCTTCAGTACGCGCCAAAACAAAGGCCCCCAAACCGGGGGCCTTTTCTTTTGCCAAAAACTACTCAGCCTTCAATCTCCCCAATCCGCACCCTCTCCTGATACTCAAAGATCGCTGGAGCCCGCCCCACCAAACGGTACGACTGGGTAAGCAGCTCCTTAAACACATGCTCACTCACCTGCAAATCCTGCAGGATCGTCTCAGCAGATTCCCCACTGGAGAACCGTTCCCGAATAGCGTTAGCCACCACTTCCAGCGACCGCACGGTTTTTCCGGGGGCCGCCGATGGAACAGAAGCCACCTTTGTTTCTACGCTGGCATCAGCGTCCACAAGTTTGCGAGCAGGCATGAGTACAGTCCGGCTTTTCGTACTACAGGATAACCTCCGCAGCTTTATTGACGTCCCCTACGACCAACACGCCGAAATCCAAGCTGATATTGAAATGACCGGTGGCAAGGTTTACCACGCCGTCATCTTGAGTCCACCCCCTAAAACAAGAAGATCTACTTCTGGAGCTAAACTCAAGAAAAGACTGTATTGAGCCGTGCCCGCCGCCATTGACGCCACAGTGGGTGGAGCTTCGGCCAACAGCTATGTGACGCTGGCGGCTGCTGACACCTACTTTGAAACGGTGCCTGATTCCAGCACCTGGACCACCAAGACGACCGACCAAAAAAACCGCGCCCTAATCTCCGCCACCCGCTGGATCGACGCGCTGAGCTTCTACGGCGACCGCTGCACGGACACCCAAGCCCTGAAGTGGCCCCGCGATAGCTACACGGTGGATGGCGTTGACCTCGCCTGCACCCTGATTCCCGACGGCATCAAAACCGCCACCTACGAGCTGGCACGCGCCTTCGCCAACGACACCGACGCCATCACCGGCAGCACTGGCACCACCGGCATCTACGACCAAGTGGAACTGGGCGAACTCAAGGTCAAGTACAACAAATCCAGCCAAACCAGCGGCGTCATCAACAACGTCTTCGACGTTTACCCCTGGCTCCAGACCTACCTAGGCCCCTATTGCATGGGCGGTGCCGCCAACTACGCCGTCCGCCTCTTCCGAGGGTGACATGGGCCTAATCGACGACACTTTTGCCCCAATCCCGACCTCACTCCTAGCGGACTGGGGCCAGAACATCACGTACATCAAAACAGTTACACCCCGCACCTACGACCCCACTACCGGTAACGTAACTGGCGCCGATACCACGGTCACAGTCAAAGCCGTCATCACCCGCGTCACACCCCGCGAATCCGAAGGTCTGTACCAAGCCACCGACGTCAAATTCATCTTCGGCAGCAGCGAGCTTGGAACGTACTACCCCACCGAAGCTGACCGCATCCAGTACACCCAAGCCGGCGTCACCCGCGAAGCCAAAATCCTCAACATCAACACCTACCGCGGCGACGCCCCAGTCCTGCACATCGTTATAGCGAGGCCCCAATAATGGCACGCCGCCGCAACGACTTTATGCGCTTGGCAAAAAATATCGAAGCCGGCTTTCTTGCCCCCTTCATTATCGGCGTGGCACGCAGCGCCGAAAACATCGTCCTCCAACTACAAGAACAGGGACCAGCTTGGTCGGGCCAATTCTCAAACTCTTGGGAAATAGCAACCCCCAGCAAAGTATCCACTGGGACTGGCGCATCTGGCGAAGCCCAGCGACTTAAAGCGCCAATTCTTACGGTTGACGAATTTAAATTCAAACCAGAAATTAAATACTACATTGCAAACAAGGCCCCTCACGCAGATGTAGCTCTTGATTTAGTTGAAAGTACATACCGTTATCCGGGATACGAACCGATCAAAAAAGCAGAAAGAGGCCAACGAGTTAGCGGCCTGCGCGGCGATCTAGCTGTAAATCCCACCGGCCCCAACAGACGCACCGCCCCACTGGACTGGTACACCACCTATTTGCGCGGCGGAGCAATCGACAAGACCATCAGCTTGTACATGGACCAGTCCCTCCGTAATGTGAAGTTATGAACTACCAAGCCATCCGCGCCGCCGTCGAAAATCCGCTACTAACAGCGTTTGGCGCCCTCGTTCCAGCGGTGCCGGTCTATTTCGACAACATCACCGCCGTCCCACCCAACACAACTACTGAATACGTCCGCGTCAACGTCACCTTCGGCATCACCAACGAACCCACCTTGACCTCCAGCGTCGACAACGCCCGCGGAGCAATAATCATTCGCATTTTCACCGAAAAAGGCCGTGGTCCCGCCCGCAACCAAACCCTGCTAACCACCGCAGTCAACGTGCTGGAAACCCTCAACAACTCAACGAAGAGCACAACCGGCGTTTATTTCAAGGTGGGTGAAATCAACGGCCCTACATTTTCAGCTACAGAAGATGCGCCCCATTTCGTGGGGCGAATTGACACTTCCTACGTCGCTACCGTGCTGTCGTAGGAAGAAACTATTACAGGCGCTAACCTGTGATAAGCCGGGCAGTGCCCGCCCTGTAACAACCTCCTGGTACGCCAATGGCCACCACCGTTCTGTCCGGCACGTCCGGCGCTCTTTACTACAAGCCCGCTGGCACCACCGGCTCGTTCGGTGAGTCTGGCGTCAACATCGCCACCGACACCATCACGGTCGAGACCTACCTGAATTTCAAGGTAGGCGATCCCGTGAAGTTCCGCGTAATCAACAGCCAGACCGGTGGCTCCGGTTCCGGCACGTTGCCTGCCCCTATCTCGGCAGCCACCACCTACTACGTGCTTAGTTACACCGCTGCCACCGGTGAACTGACCGTCTCTACCAGCGCCGGCGGCACCATTCTTGCCATCACCGACGACGGCACCGCCGTTGCCCCCAACGAATTCGAGGTTTACTACGCCGATTTCGTGGCAGTGGGCCAAGTCCGCGACTGGACCTTTGAGATCAGCCGCGCCGAAATCGACGTCACCACCATCGGTCAAACCCAAGGTCAGTACGTCCCCTTCCGTAACTACATCGCCGGTTTCGGCGACGGCACTGGCACCGCCACGGTCTACATGACCAACGAGAACGCTTCGATGTCCAACCGGATGATCGAGGACGTGCTCCAGCGCCAGCAGACCGGCGCCGCCTTCAAGCTGTACATCGACCGCGTGTACAGCGGTGGCAACGTGAGCGAAAGCCTCAGCCGCTCGATCAGCTTCGACGCCACGCTGACCTCGGCCAGCATGAACGTCAACCCTGACGACGCCCAGTCTGTGACGGTGAACTTCCGCCCGGCTGCCACCCCGACCTTCGACTTCAGCACTTCCGCCTGATAGTCTGCAAAACGGACGAAACCCGGACCCCGGCCTCACCGCCGGGGTTTTTTGTCTCTACTCCGCTACACTAATCCGAGACCATCAGGATTTTTATGCCTGCTCCCAGCTCATTGCGTGCCATTGATCGCCTCCGCAAGGCCGCCAACCTGGAGCCCATCAAAAAGATCGTCGAACTTTCCGACGACACCAAATTTGAAATGTGGGTGGCGCCCCTGACAATGGCCGAGCGCGAACGCGCCCAAAAACAAGCCAAGTCCGACGACGCCAACGCCTTCGCCCTCCAACTGCTGATCGCCAAGGCTCTCGACGAAAATGGCGCCAAGTTGTTTAGCACCGGCGAGATCGACGTGCTCAAGAACGAAGTCAAGGACAAGGATCTGCAAGCCCTGATGCTGGCGATCCTGACCGACGACGCGGAGCCCATCGACCCAAAATCCTGAGTGCCGAACTTCGGAAAGACAACTGGCTCATGCTCCAATTCGGAGTCGCCAAAGAGTTAGGCAAGACTCTTTCCGAAGTCAGCACCACCATGACCGCCGAAGAACTGATCGGCTGGAGCGCCTACTTCAGCATCCTCAACGAGGACCAGCAGAAGGAGATCGACAAAGCCCGACGCCGCCGCTAACCCCGGCGGCTTTTTACGGCGTAAACTGAAGTACCAGAGTGTGACGCGGCGCCGTGGCCTACAGAGCCGATATTGAAATTGCGGTTCGCGGCGCACAAGAACTAAAGCGTCTGCAAAGTGAAATTTCCGCAACGTCTAAATTAGTTGACGGATTAAACAACTATCTAGAAAACATAGGCACAGGAGGTATAGTAAGAAGCGTAAATAATTTAAAATCTGCAGTAGCAGACGCCGCAGAAGCATTTAATAAAGTTGCTTTAGGTACAGATGAAGCTACCGTTGCAGCCAGAAAATATGCTCAAGCTACGGATAGTTTAAATGCTGGTTTACGAGAACGCGCAGCTTTACTAGACAAAATAAACAGGCAAGAACGAGCAGCGGCTTTAGTGCGTGTAGGTGTGAGCCTGCCTGCTTCTCAGCGCTTGCTTCCAGCAGCTGCCCCCGGAACCCCGGCTATGAGTGGTGGCGCTCGTCGCCGAATTACCGGTCCTGTAGAACGCCTTGGCGGCGCACGCACCGAAGACCAGGCCGCGATGGCTCTGCGCTTCGCGCAAGCCTTGCAGGAACAGGTACGCCCACTCAGTCAAATAGATGCTCTGTACGCTGGAATTGCCGGTCAAGCCGCAAAACTGCAGCAAATAAAAGCATTGCCCGATGCTGCAATGCTTAACGCTTCCGCACGAGGTATTAAACAACTAGAGACTGCAGAAGATCGGCTAAATAACGAGCGCCTGGAAAGCGTTACTCGCCTAAGAGAAATAGATCGCCTTGAAGCCTCAAGACAAAGAAGAGCCGGAAAACTACGTGAAAGAGCGGCCTATGAAGCAGGAACTGCTCCAGCTGCGGCGGAAACAGGTATTGGAGGCGGATTACGAAATAGAGCTGGTGGCGCAATAAGTAGCGCACTTATTGGTGGCGGTTTTCCGCTGCTGTTTGGGCAAGGTCCGGCAGCTGCAGCTGGCGGTGCTGTCGGCGGCTTAGCTGGTGGTCTTGTAGGAGGAGGCTTTGGCTTTGCTCTTTCTATCGTTGGTACAGCTCTTGGTGATGCTGCCGAAAAAGCTGACACGTTCAACAAGCAGTTAGCAGTTTTAAACTCCCAAGTTTCCGGCACTGGAAACGCCGCAAAAATAGTCAGTAAAGATGTAAGTAATCTTGCTAAAACTTTTGGTATAGCCAATGATGAAGCCTTAAAATTACTGCAAAGTTTTGCAGGTTTTGGCGATGCTAACGTAACTAAATCGTTGGCTTTCTTGTACGGTGATGACGCTTCTATCCTAAAAGGTCTAGCCGCAGCAAAAGATCAAGCGGATTTAGCGCAAGTAATTCTTGGAGCGTATGAAAAGATCGGAATTGAAAGAGCTACTCAGCTAATAAATCAAATAAAACTGGGCGACTCGGCTGCTGTAGAACTTGCTTTCCAAAAAGCTCTGCTTGAAGCAAGAATAAAACAAACAGAAGAGGGGCTAAAACAAATAACGATCCAAGATCGTATTGTTGCCGGTCTTGCCACTGCTGCCAGCTTTATGGGAGGCGGTCAAGGGCAAATTATTGACCCGGCTATTTTTGGTCAGCAACGCGTATTAGAAAACCGTAAAAATAATCCGCCGTCTTCAATATTTACTAACGCTTTACAGGGACTTAGACAACTGCGTTCTGCCACGCAAGGCGTGGAATCTTTGCGTCCAGATAAAGGTGCTGATAAAGCTGCTAGGGATGCTGAGCGCGAACGCCAGCGGGTTGCTCAAGTGGTACGTGATCGCAATGCAGAAGCCTCGATACTGCGTATCCAGTCCGGGCTACAACAAAAAATTGCGGATGCTGAACTCAAGCGCGATCCTATCCTTGTAGCTCGTTTACAAGGTGAAGAAAGGATACTGGCTATTCAATACCAGTACGCTAAAGAACTAGCAAACGAAAAGAACCTAGAAGCCCAAATTGCGATTACACGCGAAGGGCGTGCCGCAATCAAAAAACAGCAAGTCGAAAATGAAATACGCCTCAACGCTATTTATGCAGAACGTAAAGAGTTTACCGAAGACACCATTAAGTCTCTGCAGTACGAACTTAACCTCAAAAATGCAACTACGGAAGCAGAACGTAATAGTTTGCGGATAGCGTATGAAATGGAGGCATTAAAAAAAGGCGGGCAAGTTGACGCAAACGCGCTTCCGCAAATTGAGGCACTCAAAAAACAACTTGCTGCCCCAGAAACCGCCGGCGAAATCATCCAAAAACGCATTGGCGCCCTGCAAGACGAGCTAACCAAGCTGACCAACATCGGCAACATCGCCGTATCGGTGGCAGACAGCATTGGCACGGCCTTCAGCCAAGCGTTCCAAGGCATCATCTCTGGCACAATGACCGCCCAAGAAGCCCTGGCCAGTTTCTTCCAATCTGTCGGGGATGCCTTTATTCAAATGGCATCCGAGATCATCGCCAAACAGCTAACGATGATCATTCTCCAAACCATCCTTAAAGCATTGGGTGGCGGCGGTGGGGCATCACCTTTTGCTGGCGGTCCAGCAACCGGAGGAGAAACAAATACTTTTGCATATGCAGCAGGTGCACCCCAATTCAGGGCAGACGGCGGTTCAGTTAGAGCCTCCACGCCTTACCTCGTTGGCGAGCGCGGCCCCGAGCTGTTTGTGCCTGGCACCAGCGGCGGCGTGATGTCCAACAGCGACCTGCGTGCCTCGATGGGCGCAGCCCCTGGTGCCAGCGGCGGTCCTGTCCTTAACATGAGCTTTGAGACCAGCACGATCAACGGGGTGGAATACGTCAGCCGCGATCAACTGGAGGCTGCGATGGCTCAAACCCGCCGCCAAGCCGCCCGCGACGGCGCCCAACGTGGCATGTCCATGACGTTGGACAGACTCCAGCAGTCACCCTCCACACGTAAAAGGGTCGGCTTCTAATGGCTAACTTCCCCTCCTTTACACCTACCGCACGCCGCTATACACCCGGCGTCTACCCCCAAAAAACATTCCGCACGCTGTCTGGAGTCACGGTCCGCCGTACCTTCGGCAACAGCCCCTACGGCGCCCAACTGGAACTGGAATACGGAAATATCCCCGACGCAACCGTCGACGCCTTTTTGAATCATTATCATTCTCAAACCGCCAGCAACAGCCGTTTCCGCTTATCCGACAACGTGACTGCTGGTATGAGTTCCGCGCTCACCGCCGAAGTCACCAGCTACACGGCTGACCGCGGTAATTTGCGCTGGGAGTACGAAAAACCGCCCCAGGTCCAGTCTGTACGCCCCGGCATTTACACCGTTACCATCACGCTGCTTGGAGAAATCCGCAACACGACTACGGATGACGCGTGATGGCTATTGACGTCCGCATCGCCCAATTTTTCAATCTGACCACAACCGACGGCACCACTCACCGCTATCAAAACTATTTTGTAAACGAAAGTTACAGCTACCTAAGCCAGCGCTACGAGTTTGCCCCTTTTCGCGCCGAAGGTACCGTTTCCAACAACACGGGCGACAACACCCTTGTGCAGGTGCTGTTCCCCAACGTAGATTTTGCCATCCGTTTGTTGGACGCCGGCAACGGCAACCGCCTGGGACGCCTGGTGCTTTCCACTGTGTGGCTGACGAGCAACAACGAAATTGCCGTAAACGGCGCCACCCAAGTCGAGTATCTAGTTGGCATTGGCGCCAGTATCAGCGAGACTACTATTGAGCTGCGCTACCGCTCAGCCATCGACAGCGTGGTTTCCAACTTTCCGGCCCGCGTACTCACGCGCCAGCTGGTCGGCCCCCTTCCCGTCAGCGCCAACGTATCCCTCCAGTGAACGACTTAATCGGGCTGCGCTACGGCTGGGGCCACGCACCTTGGGACGGCAGCGGCAAAACCGATTGTTTCCAGCTGGCGTGCGAGGTCCACAAACGCTTGGGGTTTGCCGACTACACCGAGCAGTTCGAGTGGGTCTACCGCGACTACACCGACGAAACCTTCCCGCGCAAACTGATTTTTCGCTGGCTGCTGGACAACGGAACCCGGATTGACGCACCCCGCTCTGGTGCAGTGGCCTTTTTACCCGGTGAAGCCGGAGCTGCGCTGGCCACTGTTTTGGAGGACGATGCTGTGCTTTTTATCGCCCCAAGTCAGAATGTGGTGCGTAGCCAGATTCCCACTGGGATGGGCGCATATTTCTGGATGAACCGATGACCCGCAAGCTGCTGCCCTTTGAGCACGAACTGATCGCAACGCTCGGCATCAGCAAGGACGAGTACCTGGAATTTGTCGCGCTATACGAAAAACCCGACTTTAAGGGCCAGCCAACAGCAGAAGTTGGCGTCGTGGCACTGGTTCTGACGATTGTTGGCATCATTGCTCAAGTTGTCTCAGCACTATTAACTCCTCAACCGCAGGTTCCTGAATTACCCGGAATCCAGAAACAAGAAGGAGGCGGTCAGCAGCAAACACGCGACGAACGCTTTTCGCCGCGATTCGGTTTTAACAGCGTCCAAGAACTGGCCACCTACGGGGAACCGGTAAACCTCGTATACGCAAACCGCGGCACAGGCACTGGAGCAAACCCCAACGGCGGCGTCCGCATTACCAGCGCTTTGCTGTGGTCCGCCGTCCGCAGTTACGGTTCCAGTCAATTTATTCAAATGTTGCTGCTGCTTGCCGGTGGCGCCATCACAGCAATCGACCCAGAAAAAAGCGCTTTCGGTCAAACCCCCATCCGCGATCTGATAACCAACAACCTCTGGATGTATTTCAATCCTGGGGCTACGGGCTTCCTCGCCCAAAATAATGAACTGAACAGCCAATCGACATCAGACCCCACTAGCTACGGCCAGCTGACTGATAATCCTTATCGCATCCAGACGACAGCAGCCAATGTCCGCGTCGACGGTTTCAGCCAAGCGTACTCACCAACAACCTCCAATACTTGCGGCATTTACGGGGTTGTACCTCTAAACATATTGCTATATCTGCGTAATTCCACCGGCGACAAAGAAAGCGTCAACCTAGGTGTCTACGCAGAAATGACGCCATGGGTAACCGGCTCGGGCATATCTATCCCTCTGAATACCACACTTACAGTTCGCATCACCAGAACCTCTGGAGCAGCACTTGCACCAGGTCAGGAAGCAGAAGATGCCCGCCGCAGTATTGTCAGCACGTTTGATGTTGCCAGCATTTTTAAACTTGGCACAGCACTATTTAAAGTCACACAACTGGTAAATCCTGATATTGAAACTACAGATGCAACAATCGCCCTTAGGTGCATTAAAGCTGGCAGAGTACCATCCGCTTCCTACACAAGCCTCGATCCAGCCTCTACAACGCCCACGGTATCCGAAGAAGAGCGAGCTGAATATGACCGCCTACGCCCTGGCGCTTTGGCGCTGCTTAACGAAGATCAAAGACCAGACATTACTACAGCCGCGCAACTAGCCGATTCCGGTGAAATACGAGTTGCCTCGTATAGCTCTTACCGAGCCACGCGCACCGAAACAACCAACGCCAACACTTCCGGCAACAGAGGTACGACACTTTGTCCACCAGGCTGGACATTCCAAAGTTCTGGTTCAAATGTTACCCGTAGTTATAGGGCATGGTGCCAACGGACAGTTACATATACAGCACAATCATTTAACGGTTATGTCATAAGCAGAACACTAACAGCAGACGAAATAGCTTTGCTTCGTCGCTATGAATATCTGGATAGTATTGTTCTTAATTTATCCGGTGCCGTAGACGATGTTTTCTACACCAAAGCGCTAGTACGCATCGCAACAGCTAGCTACGAAACAGTGTCCCAATGCCACATTGTTGACCTGGCACTTAAAGCTGTTGTCTACAAGCGTATTAGTGGCCGTCAAATGGAATATGGCAGTGGCAGGCGCAGCGGCTATCCAGCCAGTGACAACGGCATTAAACCCCGCGTATCACTGTTCAAACTGCGTTACAAAGAAGTAGGCCAAACTCTGTATTCAACTGTTCCCGGCGTATTTGCAATCAGTCGCGCCGCCGACAACGAAAACTACATCTACATCAAGTTCAATAGCGGTCTAACCGACCCAGCGGCCGCAACGCAATGGGCATTTGAGCTGGAACCGATTAGCGATCCCCTTGCCGAACGCGATGCATCTGCAAACTATTTTTACCTCGAAAACACCGGAAACCCCGTTACTTACACACTCGATACATACAGACTAAACAGCGGCAACACCACAGTGCCGTCGGTTCAATTTACAGGATTATCCCTTCTTGGTACGAACCGCAATTTCCCGCCTCAAAACAACAATCCCGCAGACCTAAACGAGTGGGACTTGTTTAACTACGACTCCGATACTCAACTCCAGTTTTCTTTTGACGCAGGACCGGAAATAACCCTTACTGCAGCTACCGAACAGATTATCCAACCGTTCTCCGATTACACGAGCGTAAACGGCGGTGTAACCCGCCAGCTGTACAACAACTTGGCCCTGTACGGCTTCAACGCCTACTCGGGCAAAACAATCCAAGACCTACGTTCATTTAGCGTTTTTGCTACCCAAGGTCGCCGCGTCCGCAAAATCCGCACTAGCGGCACCGATGAGTTCGGCACCGCCTGGGGTGACGACGGTTACGTCTACTACCCCTCTACTCCCGACGGCGCAAGCAGCCTGGCGCCCGACATTTTCTTGGATACCGTCATCGACAGTGACGACGGCATTGGAAATTATGCCGAAGTCAACGCGATTGATCTGCGCCAGCTGGCACTAACCAAGCGTTTCTGCCAGGCCAACAACTTGTTTATGGACTGCATGATTGCCAGTCCCCGCAGCTGGCGCGAGTTCTGGGTTGAAGTGGCCCCATTTAATTTGCTGGAGTTTGCCCGCATCGGTGGTCGCGAAACCTTGGTGCCCGC